CTCATTGTAAATTTATTGAGGGTGTTGTAAGTTTCGGTTGTGCAATTTCGCACAGATTAGTTTCTGTTAAGGGGATTAGATATGACGTATCTGAAAGACATTAAATTGTGCGTAGAGTGCAAGTTCTACGGCAACCATGTAGGCCAGCGTGACCGTTGTGTTCACCCTGCGCTCACCACCACTAGCCTGGTCACAGGCCAAGAAGATTACCCCTACTGTTTTGCTCAACGACAGTCCATGCTAGACGCTCACTGCGGTTCTGTAGGCCGCTATTGGGTGCTGCATGAGGAGTCTGCTGCTGAACGTGAAAAGAAGCGGCAGGAGTTCGAGGAAGCTATGCGCGACAGTCCATTCTGAGGGGATGCCATGAACAGAGATGACATTATCCGCATGGCGCGGGAGGCTGGCATCGGTTGGCTTGAAAGAGCTGAAGGCATATCAGAATTTCTTGAACGCTTTGCCAACCTAGTCGCAGCAGCGGAGCGAGAGAGGATTCGTTGGGACAGCATCCATTCCTGCCATCCAGAATGCGACAAGCCTATATGCGTAGCTATGCGTAAAGCCGTGGCAGAAGAACGAGAGGCGTGTGCCAAAGCAGTAGAGGAATGGCTGCATGGCGAATGGCACAATCAAGGCGTTATTGCAGCATTGATGATCCGCGAGAGAGGTGCGCCGTGAAGAAGCTAATTTTCTGTGTTTTGCTAGCAAACCCGATTTTTTCTCAGGCAGAGGAATGGTGGGAAGCCAGAACCCAAGCTGGAGGAAGAATCATCCTGACCACTCAAACAGCCGATTGGTGTCCTAAAAACTTCTTTATTGGGTACATCGAAACCACCAAGCAGGATGCCGTGTACGGTTGCTGGATGGTTTCTAACCAACGTATCCACATGAAGTTCAGTGACGGAACCATCAAGATTTATGACAAGGAAGGATGGGTTTATAAAAATGACAACAAATGAAGTCGCACAACTACCTTGGCCTCTTACCTGTGAGATTGCTTGTAGAGCCATGTTGCTCAACATCACTTTCGATCAGGCTGTCCAGATAGCTATCCGTCAATACTTAGAAGTTACAAAAGGGGAAAGCCATGTCTGATTCGGACATTGTTTTAGATAAACCGTCTGATTTTTTTTATGTCTACACAACTGTTAAAGAGGGGTACTCAATAGGGTATCTAGGCAAATTCAAAAGCTACGATGCCGCTTTTCTTGCATCAGAAGATGCCGTAGCAGAGAAGGATGGCACACCGCTTATGTACTTTGAAAAGGATGTAGGCATTGAAATTCTTGAAGACTTCATAACTTTTATGAAAAGGAAAACAAAAAATGACAAGTCCTAATCAAGCTGATTTTGAACCTGCTGTACGCGCTGGTGCATGGTGGTCTGGAGATAGCCGCAAGGCCGCTAACGGACGCGCGAGTGACGTAATCCTGGAGAAGCTAGGCAAGAAGGAGATACCTGATCTTAGCGGCATAGAAGCCGTTCAGATGGGTAAGGTGATGGAGCCAACCATTGCCCGACTGTTCCAGGACAAGCACAGAATCGAACTCAAGGATGCTGACTATGCACTGTCACATAAAGATGAACCGTGGCTACGCTCTCACTTTGATTACATCAGTGCAGATGGACGAACGCTCGTTGAATGCAAGAATTACAACGCTGGCGTTATGTCTAAGTTCGACGAAGATGCAAACCTGGTTCCTGCTGCTGATCTGGCGCAACTCATTCACGAAGCTGCCGTACATAACGTGGAGCAGATATACCTTGCAGTCCTGTTCGGTGGTCAAGCCTTCCGCACCTATCACTTCACCATCACTGAAGGAATGAAGGAAGACCTGATCAAGCAGATGGCGAAGTATTGGGGCTATGTCGCAACCCAAACGATGCCAGAGCCTGACAGTCTGGAGTCGTGCAAGATCATTTACCCCAATGACAACGCTGAATCTATTACCGCAACACAAACGGTAGAACGCGCTATCGCTGTGCTGAACGAGTACAAGCAGAAAATCAAGCACCTAGAGAATGAGTCTGAGTCTATCGAACTAGCTATCCGTTCGTTCATGGGCATGAATGCCAATCTGGTGACGCTAGAGGGCAAAGTGCTAGCAACTTGGAAGACTGCCAAGTCCAGCATGAAGTTTGATCCCAAGCTGTTCCAACTAGCTATGCCAGAAGTTTACGAGAAGTTTGTAGTTGAAACCCCAGGCAGTCGCCGGTTCTTACTTAAATGAAGGGGGATATATGGGCATTACTTTAATGAAACAGTCTGCAGTTCATGTTTGCGGTGCTTTGATTGAAGGTATAGAAAAGTGGATGCAAGTAGATGATAAGGATGAGTTTTGCGACCCCAATGAGCCTCTAGTAATTATGATTAACGGGAAAAGGCATCATGTTTTAAGTGTTGGCGGTGACCCTGATGAAAAAGGTTTTGTTCTTGAAGTCAAACCAGAGTCTTATTGGATTAAATAAGGGGATGAGATGAGTAACTTAGTACCTGTACAAGACATAGAACGCATGGCATTAGCAGTCGCTAAGTCGGGTCTATTCGGAGTCAAGACCGCAGACGAAGCTATGGCACTGATGCTGATAGCCCAAGCAGAAGGCCAACACCCTGCGATAGCTGCGCGTGACTATCACATTATCCAAGGCCGTCCAGCACTAAAAGCAGACGCAATGCTGGCACGTTTCCAGGCTGCTGGTGGCAAAGTCGAATGGAAGGACTACACAGATGAAAGAGTCGTTGGCATTTTCAGTCATCCTGCTGGTGGTAGCATCACTGTTACTTGGACGCTTGATCAAGCAAAGCATATTGGTCTGGTCAAGCCTAGTAGCGGATGGCATAAGTATCCAAGGGCGATGCTTAGAAGCAGATGTATTTCGGAAGGCATACGCGCAGTTTATCCAGGCTGTGTCGTTGGAACCTACTCAGTCGAGGAAGTCCAAGACTTTGACGATAAACCAGCGAAGGTTAGTTCTCCTGAAGTCAAAGATATGGGAGCCGCAGAAGTCGTTGAGGCCGTTCAGTCAAGTAAGAAGGTAGGTGAGGATTTTTTGCCGCTGTTGGTTCCAGGTCAAGAGGAACCATTCGATATGGTGGAGAACCTAGAAGATTGGCAGACTTCATTCCACTCAATGATTTCGCGGGTAAAGGCAAGCCCTAAGTACAGCGAGAAAGAGAAGCTGGACAAGCTAAAGGCATTCAAGATGGCGAACCAATCCATCATTGAGAAGCTAGGCAATGAAGATCGGTTGCGTGTATTAGCAGCAGTTACTAACGTGGAGGAAGTATGAAGAGTCATCAAGGGGAACCAGGCAAGGGCGTTCTATTCCAGAACGATAAGAAAGCACCAGGCAGCGCACAACCTGATTACAAGGGCGTAATCACGCTACTGGAGGATGCTAAAGCCGGAGATGAAATCAAGATTGCTGCATGGAAGAAAGCCACCAGAGTTGGTGAACTTATCTCTCTAGCACAGGATACTTGGAAGCCTGATCCGAACTACCGTCCTGCTCCTCGACCAGCACCTGAACCGGCATTAAAGAAGCCGAAAGAGTACGACCCGTTCAAGGATGACGAAGTACCGTTCTGATGGCTGCTAGTCGCTCACCTACACAGCGATCACTAGAGTATCTCCGCGATCTTGGCTATCACTGCGAGATCGTGGAGAAGTGGAACAGCTTCACCAAGCAGAGGAAAGACTTGTGGGGCTGGTGCGACATTCTAGCGATCAGGGAGAACGAAGTCCTGGCGGTACAGGTGACGGCTTCTGCTGTCGCTAATCGTATTCAGAAGATTCAAGAATCAACCACGGTTGCGTTAGTCCGTAAGGCCGGTATACGAATTGAATGTCACGGCTGGCGCAAGAATAGTAAAGGCAGATACGTTATTAGAGTGGAGGATATTTCATGAATGCAGCAAACATAGAGAAGTCAGACAGACTACAGCGAGTGCTAACACTACTGAAAAGAGGTGGTGAATACACAACCCTAGAGATTATCCAGAACGCTGGAGTCTGTGCAGTCAACAGCATCATCTCCGAACTGCGGCAGAACGGTTATCAAATCAACTGCCAACGCCGCGCTGACAAGTGGTTTTATAGGATGACAACATGAATAAAGTATTTATCGCCACCCCTATGTATGGTGGTCAGTGTTTCGGGTTCTACACGCAGTCGCTATTGCAACTGAACAACCTGCTGCGGGATAACAATGTTCAATCCATGATGTCTTTCATGTTCAATGAAAGCCTGATTACCAGGGGGCGCAACGCATTAGTACACCAGTTCTTAAAGACTGACTGCACTCACCTGTTCTTTATCGACGCTGACATTCGTTTTAACGCAGGGGATGTTCTTCCTATGTTGAAGGCAGACAAGGACATTATCTGTGGCATCTACCCTAAGAAGGAAATCAACTGGCAAGGGGTCAAGAACGCTCTGGACGCTGGTGTAGACGTAGATAGCCTGAAACACCACACAGGTAGCTTTGTGGTCAACCTGGTGGGCTACTCAGGGTCTGTTACGGTTCCGATCAACGAGCCTGTAGAGATTTGGAATGGCGGCACAGGCTTCATGATCATCAAGCGGGAGGTGTTCGAGAAGCTGGCTGACAGCGTACCGTCCTACACCAATGACGTTACTGATCTGGCTGGCAACCTGAAAGCGGATGAGATCAAAGAGTTCTTTGCCACCAGTATTGAGCCAGGAACGAACCGTCTGCTGTCAGAGGACTATCACTTCTGCCGACTGTGGCGAGAGTTTGGTGGTCAAATCTTTGCAGCACCGTGGGCGCATCTGTCGCACA